TGAGTGCCTTAATTGCTTTGTGAAGGTGTGACAGCACATAGTTGCGCTGCATATCCAACTGACCAGAGTGGACATAGGAGATAGCATCAGGAGCAATCTTGATACCATTATTCTCATATCCTTTCAGACCTTTTGGTGAGTAAATGTAATACTCAACAGACTTCGGTACGATCGAAGCAGTCTGAGGATCGATTGGTTGGAGGCGATCTTTGGGTTTGTCAAACTCGACAACCTTTTTGATCTTACGAGGATCGATATACCGCAACTCACTAATGCCAGCACTAGGGTTCTTGGTATCGATCATCTTATGATAGAAAAGTCTGCCGTCGATATACCATCTACGGAAGATGTCGTATGCTTTTCTATCGAAATCTAGGAGAACAAGGACGTTTTCAAACTCTTCCTTGATTCTATTTCTGAGTGTCTGCGATGCTTTGAGGTTTTGGAGATCAATATCTACGGGATGATCGTTTAGATCCCCAGCAATCGCTTCGTTAACAACATCATTGATTGCTGCATCACATTCAGGATGCAGTGACATTTCACGGTAACGACCAATAAGGTCTGCTTCGCTTGCCTTGTTGGCAGCGTCGCCCATCTCGACATATTGTCCAAAATAACCACCAGCAACAATAGGTTGCGCTGCATCGTCTGACTCTTTACGCACAAAAGAAGGAGCCGATTTCGACCCCTTCTTTCTATCAAGCGAATAACCAAATAATTGGGACATCAGACGTATTTGTAATTACTTGTCCTACTATTTAGTAGGTTTGTAATTCATCAGTCTGTGCTTTCTGCGTTACCAGTGTTAGTATCGGTTGCGTAAGTCCAGTATTGAACTTGGAACTCAACGGTGTACTCCTCAGGAGTATCGTTGCTATCCCATGCAAGATCGATTGCGCTGATGTTAGATGGCCAGATGCCAACGAACTCATATGCAGCAGAGTGTGCGCCCTGTCTGTCGAACTGACGGACCAATGCACTAGACTGATACTCAGCAATGCTGGTAGCAGTTTGATAGTTCATCGGCATGGACTGAATGATGCGGGACCACTCTTCCAGTTTACGTCTGAGGAGGAAGTTCTCGTCGTTCATGACGGTAACAGTCCAAGGTTCAAACGTTCTGTCGCCAGCGATTTTCAGAGTACGACCTCTGAAAGGAACCTCAACCACACCCACAGTAGAAGCAGGAAGGTTTGCTGCCTTCACAAGGAAGGTAGAGAGGCGAACGCCTTCGGCGTTACCAGTGCTGTTGTTCTGAGATTCAGGAACGTCAGCAGCATTGACTTGGAAGATCTCTTCAACCTTAGCGGGGAAGTTGATCTCAACTTGGAACAGATTAGGGCGAGCGAGTTCGCGAATCTGCTGTCTAAACCCAATAATGTCCTGTACGACATTAAGTCTTTCGACTTGTCCAGGTCTTTGACGCTTATTTTCGCGAGGCGTTCTCCCTGTTTTTCTAGGTGATGCCATTTGTAGACTCCGTTATGTTTATTGATAAAAGGAAAAAAGGGGAGATCGCCCTTAGGAAACGATCTCGGAGAACGATGCACCAGTTCTGGTGGCAGTGAATTGCAGCGTGATGAAGTTGATAGAGCGGGTGGGCTTCACGAAGATTTCCGCGAAGAACTCGCCACGATCAATGGCGTCATCAGGGTTGTTGCTACGGTCGCAAACTACGAGGTAGTCAACAACGCCTCTGCGTGATTGTACACCTCTAAGATAAGGATCGACGACGTTCTTGAATCCCTGACGGGTGAACTCATCGTTCAGTTCAAAGAGTTGTGACTTAGCAGCAGTTGCGATTGCTTTCTCGATCACGAGGAACAGTCTACGAACGTTGATTCTGTCGAAGGCAGAAGAGGTTGCGAGAGCAGTCTTGTCTCCGAAGAGCACGATGCCTTGTCCAGGGAATGCAACGATCGGGTTGACTCGTGAGGCATACAGTCTGTCTCTCTGATCTTTCAGAGGAGAGTATGCAAGCTTCACAGCGTTACGGAGTTGACCTCTGGTGAAACCAGCAGGAGAGAACCAAGGTTCCTGATTCAGAGCAGTGCTCAGAGTCAGACCAGCAACGTCAGCGTTACATGGGAGGTAACGGTACTTATCGTTGTACTTGTCGTAGATGTACTTGTAGTTGTTATCAAATACAGCGTACGAAGAGGAGGAAAGTCCATCGAAGAATTCGATAGTCTTCTCTACGATATCGTTGTTGTTAGAAACACCGATGACAGATGCTCTCGGAGGAGAGATGAATGCCATGGCATCCTTTCTAGTAGCAGCGATGTCGATGCACTTTTGTGCCTTTGCAGTAGAGTCAATGTCGTTGGACATTGCGGGACCCATGAGAATGTAATCCACCTCCTCGGTCTCAGGGTCGCTAAACAGGTCGTAGGAATCGAACAGTTTGTCGCGTTGAGCGGTATAACCGTCAACACCACCTCTCAAAGAATACTTAATAGTAGAAGAATTCTTAGTAGAGAGGACTGCTGCACCTGCGCCGTCTTTGGCGAGAATTGCAGACGAGGACTTGAATGGGTCGAAGTGGCGGTTGGTAGCGGCAAGACCAACAGAGTCAACTGTGGTGCTGCTAAGGTCCATGGCAAGACCAGTCTCGTGTGAACCCCAGAAGAGGTACTTAGACTGTGCCTTAATTACATCCTTGTAGTAGATGTTTGCACCCTGAGGAGACTTAGCATCAGATGCCTTAGATACGTCAAGGAACTTTTCAAGAACCGAACCAGGTACGCCAGTGATGCCGCCGTCGCCATCAATGACGAGGATGTGCATCAGGTCATGGTGACCACCGCGATCAGCAGCATACTGGGAAGTACCAGGTCTGCGAGCAATGGAAGACCACTTTTGGTTGTAGTCATATTCTCTGGACTCATACTCACCAGAGAGAGCGTCGATGTTCAATGCGGGAACACCAGCATTCTCATCACCACTGAGAGTATCAGAGGAGAGAAGGTCTTGGTTCACCAGGAACGGAGAAGCATCGTCGTCGATGACAACCATCAGTTTGCGCTGAACGCCAGTGATGATTGCTTCATCGCCAGTAACAGCACCAGCGGAACCGCCGTTGTTTGCTTTCTCCTGAATCTTGTCAGCGACTTTCAGGAAGTCAGTGGTGTTATCGTGGTCGATGCTGACTTGCAGTTTACGCATCTTAGCGTCGTAAGCAAGGATCTCACCAGCGATGTCAGTGGTGTAGGAGTTACCAGCACCAGAACCAGCAACGAAGAAGTTACCAGCCTCGAAACCACCTTTCAGACTGTCACCCGATTCAAGAGTCAGTTCGATGATGTAGTTATAGATCGTAGCGCGGGAGTTGGTTGAAGAAACAACAACTCTCTTGCCAGGGAGGAACTTACGCTCAGCGCCACTTGGGGGTGCGCCCATCAACAGAACTTGGTCAGGACCAGCGTCAGTCATTACCACGCGGATGCTGTTACCGTAAGAACCAGGAGAACGAGCAGCCCACTTCCAGTTGTTAGCGGCAGACTCAGTTACTGCTTCATACTCATCAAGGTTCTTGATGATAGGAGCGGCAACACCAGTAACGGTAGTCTCGTTAACAGTGGTCTTGTTGGTAGTAACAGTCAACTTGGTGACATCTACGCCGTCAGTGTGAGCGGCAGCAGCAGTACCCAGAGCAGCACGAGTAACAGTCAAGTCGTTAGTGCTAATAGCAGTAACTTGAAGGATCTCGTCGTCGATTCTGATGTAACCGTTTACAGTGGCACCCAGGGTTGCCTGAGAGGTCACTGGAATAGTGGTTGCACTAGCACTGATAGTAGAACCTGCGTTGTCGATAGGAGATGAAGTGCCAGGTTCGATCAACGTGATCTGAGAACTAGCGGGGTGCAACACAGCAGTGGTTGCGAGTTGTGCGCGATCAACAGTCAGGTCAGTACCACTGATAGCGGTGACCTTGATGATTTCATCGTTGATCTTCAACAGATCGTTAACGTCGATATCTGTTGCGTCAGTGACAGTCAGAGTCGTATCAGTCGCAGCAAAAGTTGCGAGAGTGATCTGAGCGGTGTCAATAGCGTTTTTAAGAGTGTCGTTGGCGGCACGTACCACTTTGACAGATCCACCATAGAGGAGGAACTGAGCGGCAGAGAACCAATACTCGTAGTTATAGTCGTTCGGCTTTCCGAACTCTTCGATGAGTTGTCTCTCGTTCGAGATTACTCTTACTTCTTCGACGGGACCCTTCTCAAAGGTTCCCACGACTGCCGCTACATTATCGACGGTAGCGTTTACGGAATTGGTAAGATCTCTTTCAAGGACGACAACACCTGGGGAAATTTGTGTGGATGCCATCTGGTATACTCCTGATAGTAAATCAATCGGATGCTACTATTATTTAGAAATACCACTATTTTCACTGGGGAAACTAGCCGTGAGCATTACCAGTCAGGATAGTCTGTTATCCATTTCCTCGGTTGTCGTCTACGTTTTGCAATTCTCTTGATCGTACACTGCTTACATTCGTAAGAATACGCTGATGGCAATGCTCCCCGATCTTTTCTAGTCCTATAAAATCCATCTAGTAGGTCCTTTGTCTTACCACATGTCTTACAGGTACGTTCCTTTAATAAGAGATGTTCTAATTCAAATTCCCCTTCTAGATCCATTACCGATAATCCCACATGTAGGACATGTCTCCATATTCATCTGTGTGCCATACCTGTCCATCAGGATCCACAAATGATGTCTCATCTATACCATTATCTATAAATCCAAAGGGTGCCATGTCTGCCTCAATCTGTTCTTTCTGTTCCAGATACATGCGAGCACGGACATCTTGATCATGTAGTTCTCTGAAATAATCTGAGGTTGCTAACCAGGAGAACATAACCAAGCACATAGCAAGGTCATCATTACATCCTTCTTCTGCTTCCCATGCTTGACCCTTCTGAATAAAGGTAGTCAGCTCAGCAATGACATCATAGTCATTGAGTAATAGTTTATCGTCTTCAATCAATGCTTTAAGGTTAGAGCATCCAGTCTTCTTGACTGTGGTAGACATCTTCACACCTAACTGTGTCTTGGTGCCAGAGAATCCTTGACCCACAACTTGTCCTGCACGCCCTCTCATAGCACACATAAGGAGGTTGTCATACTCCAAGTCAAACTGCATGATATCTGCAACCTGACCACCAATATCATTTACTTCAATGAGTACATATGCGTGGTTGTAAGCAGTAGCAACTTGGTGTATAATATTCGGGAACAACAAAGGTTTGATAACGTTGTTCCTATACTTTGCAACCATACGGTAAGGTATAGTCGTGGTGTCGATAACTGTGAAAGCGGAGTAGTCCTTGGTAACCCCTCGGGCTACGTCCACTGAAATTACATACTGATGGTCTTCGATAGGTTCTTCAAAAATATCAAGACCTTTGTTGCGGTTAATCGGTTCTTCATATACCATCGTACGCAACTTTGAGGCAGAGATGAGGGTATCAACTGATCCCAAGAACTCGCATTCAAACTCAACCCTGAACTGCTCCTCAGAGGTGTTCGCGATGGTTTGTTCTTTCCATACTGCATCTCTCCCTGGTACTTCTGACCAGTGAACCTCAGTGGTTACATATTCGTTCTTATTTCTCTCGGCATCATGCCAGAGTTTATAGAACATGTTCATCCCGTGTGGGGTAGAAATGATAATAACTTTGGTTGATTTACCAGAAGAGATAGTAGGATAAACAGAACTGAAAAACTGGTCAGCAATATGATTCGGAATGAACGCGAATTCGTCCAGAAAGATGACGTTAAAAGACATACCCCGTACAGCAGATGCCGAAGTAGAAGCAGCCATGATTTTGCTTCCGTTCTCCAATTCCAGAGATCCTCGGTTCCACTGACTGATTCCTTGTTGCAACCACTTGGGGAGGTTTTCATAACTAAGTTGTAGACGTTGTAGCATTTCACGCGCAGTCGCTGCTTTGTTAGCAAGGATTGCTACGTTGACATTATCATTGAACAGTACATACCACAACAGATAGGAAGTCACAATGGTGGACTTACCTGACTGTCGTGGTAGTTTGGCGATATTAAATCTATTGTCATGAAACTTCCTAGTCATATCAACTTGGAAGTCATACATCTCAAATGGGATCAGACCTTTATCCAGAGACACAATCTTGATGTATTTCTGAATAAAGTAAACTGGATCCTTAGAGCATTTAATAAATTCCTCAATCTGATCAGGCGTAAACGATTGTGCAACGTTTGCCTTTTTAAGATTAGGATTGCCTAGGTACTGCTGATCTGCACTCATACCAATGTTCCGTGTTCTCTACGAATCTCTTTCAGTTCTTCAAAGTCTTTTTGTTTCGTACCACCATCATATGCCCATGCATATCCTTCGGTGATCATCATTTCGTTGAGCGATAGTTCGCTGTCCCCCACATAGAGCCACCCAAGTAGGCGACCATACTTACCAACACCGCCAACGAGTTCAGTACGAATAACAAGGTCATCCTCTCCATCAATGGCACCTTCGAGTTTTTCTTTGAGCCAGTTTGTTGCATCGATTCCTAACTCCTTTTCTTCGAGGTCCCTCGTTCTTTTCTCTGGCGTATCAACTC